AGGGCAGCAAGACCGGCTCCTATCTGACCATCGAACCAAAGCAGGGCTGTACTGTTCCGGCAGCAGTCTGGTCGGTGTCGGAACGAGATGAACTTGCCCTTGACCGCTATGAGGGGTATCCCCATTTCTACTACAAAACGGAACTGGAACTTCCCCTTGCAGAAACCGGGAAAAAGCTGACCGCCTTTGTGTACATCATGCACGAGGAACGGAAACTGGGCATCCCCACTTCTGCCTACATCCGCACCTGTGTGGACGGATACCGCCAGTTCGGTTTTGACATGAAACACCTGCGGAAAGCCATGGACATTAGCGAACGGGAGGTGTACCACCATGAAAACGGATAAGCCAGTTTCGGCGGTCTGCCCACTTTGCGGAAAACCCTACTCCGATGTGCCTGCACTTTCCAGAACGGACAACCAAACGCCCATTTGCCCGGACTGCGGCATTCGGCAGGCACTGGAAAGCATCGGCGTTTCCACGGAGGAACAGGAGAAAATCCTGTCTGTAATGCACCGAAAGTTTCCCATGTAACCGCCCTGTTTGCCCTGTGTGGGCTTTCAGAGCACTTGCCGAAAAACTGCCCAAAGTCAAAACCAGCCCCACACAGGCGAACTGTGCGGGGCTTGGTTGGTGGCTGCAATTTTCCGAGATGCCTTTTCCATTGTACTGTATTTTACCATAGAAAAGCAAGTTTATCCAGTGTCAGATCCACCAAATATACAGCGGAAATATCGCCTTATGTTCTGTACATTTAGCCGCTTGCTATACGCCGAAAGGTATGGTAATATACAGTTACCGAAAGGGAAAACAACCAAAAAAACGGAGGAAAAACACAATGGTAGCATACGGAATCGCAAAGGCAAGGGCAATGGCAAACAGAACGGACTGGAACGAAAGAACCGAAATCACAAAGGCGGTCATTACCTGGTTCGATGCGGACTACGAATACGAACTGGAGATTGAAAATGAGGGCAGGATGGACAACGAGGAGTTCACTGCATGGGTTGAGGAAAACGCAGAAAGCCTTGCAAAGGCAGATGCCGAGGAAAACGGAACGACCTTTGAGGAAATCGACAGCATTGACTTTACGGAAAAGGAAATCGATGACGATGCCCTTTTCGATGAGGAGTACGAAAACGCCTGCGAATTTGAATGGGAGTGCCAGCCCGGACGGTACCCCAAAACCCACAATCCAAGACCAAAGCCCCCGAAAGGGGCTGCGGCTCGTACAGCCGCTGTGTTGCCCTGTCCGGCGTGGTTTCGTTTCCTCCGAGTGGTTTTCCCTTTCTCACAAATGCCCCACACAGGGCAACGTGGGGCTTGCTTTTTGGTTGGTATCATACACAATTTTCTGCCTTTCTCTTTGTGCAGAATATGCCGGAAATTTCGTTGACTTCTCCTTTGGTTTATGGTAATATACATCATGCCAAGAGGCAAAAGCAACGAAAACTGGAGGAAAAAACAATGTGGACAGAAGGAACAATTCAGGTAGGAACAAGCACTTTTCACTACTGGGTGAAACACTATGAGGAGCCTTCCATTTACGGCTACGAGGAAGGCAGAGCCTCCAAGATCACACTGCGGCGAAATGCTGAAACGGTTTTTAACTTCGACCGTGGCATGGATATTCCGCCGGAGGATGCGGAAACCGAAACTGCACTGGCAATCCTGCTGAAACAGTACAACTGATTTTTCCAAAACCAAATCCCACAAGCCGGAGCCGAAAGGCTCTGGCGGTCGTACACCCGGTTTTTGTTCGTGTATGGTACACAAGAAACCGTAGAAATTTCGACGTTTTTTCTGTTCATTTAGCCGCTTGCTATACTTGAAATTGTATGGTAACATGGTTACAATAGGAATAGAATCTCAATTATAAAACAGCCCACCGGGGCATAAAAATAAATGATACAGACTTGCTTTTTGGCAGGTCTTTTTTGTTGAGGGAGGGGATGCAATGGCAAGATTCAGACCGACACGCTTTATGGCAGAAGATTCTAAATACAATAAAAAATCGGCAGATTATGCCGTTTCCTTTATCGAATGCCTTAGTCATACCAAAGGCACATGGGCAGGAAAAAAGTTTGAATTGCTGGACTGGCAGGAGCAAATTATCCGTGACCTGTTTGGTGTTCTGAAACCGAACGGCTATCGGCAATTCAACACTGCCTACATTGAAATTCCGAAGAAAAATGGTAAGTCAGAACTTGCCGCCGCTGTTGCTTTACTTCTTACTTGCGGTGACGGTGAGGAAAGAGCTGAAGTTTACGGTTGTGCCGCAGACCGACAGCAAGCTGCCATTGTATTTGATGTGGCGGCGGATATGGTACGGATGTGCCCGGCACTCTCTAAGCGAGTGAAAATTTTGGCATCACAAAAACGCATCGTGTACCTTCCTACAAACAGCTTTTATCAGGTACTTTCCGCCGAGGCTTATTCCAAGCACGGTTTCAACATTCACGGGGTTGTGTTCGATGAACTTCACACGCAACCCAATCGGAAATTGTTTGATGTTATGACCAAAGGTTCCGGCGATGCCAGAATGCAGCCTTTGTATTTCTTGATTACCACAGCCGGAACGGATACCAACAGCATCTGCTATGAAGTCCACCAGAAAGCGAAGGATATTCTGGAAGGCAGAAAACATGACCCGACTTTTTATCCTGTCATTTATGGTGCAGATGAATCTGAGGACTGGACCGACCCAAAGGTCTGGAAGAAGGCAAATCCGTCACTCGATAAGACCATCGGAATGGATAAGGTGGTGGCTGCGTGTAATTCTGCAAAAGAAACGCCGGGCGAGGAAAATGCGTTTCGACAACTGCGTTTGAATCAATGGGTAAAACAAGCTGTCCGCTGGATGCCGATGGAAAAATGGGATAAATGCAAGGTATCATTTGATGAAGATATGCTTGCAGGTCGTATCTGCTACGGTGGACTTGACCTTTCCTCCACTACTGATATTACAGCATTTGTTTTGGTGTTTCCGCCTACAGAAGAAGATGAACATTATTACATTTTGCCTTACTTCTGGCTACCGGAAGAAACGTTGCCTTTAAGAGTTCGCCGTGACCACGTTCCCTATGATGTATGGGAACGGCAAGGCTATCTGAAAACCACTGAAGGAAATGTTGTCCATTATGGTTTTATCGAGAACTTCATCGATGAACTGGGACAGAAATTTCATATCAAAGAGATAGCATTCGATAGATGGGGTGCGGTGCAGATGTCGCAGAATCTGGAGGGGCTTGGTTTTACGATGGTGCAGTTCGGGCAGGGTTACAAAGATATGTCACCGCCTACCAAGGAACTGATGAAACTGACTCTGGAACAGACCCTTGCCCACAGCGGACACCCTGTTCTTCGGTGGATGATGGATAACATTTTCATCAGGCGTGACCCTGCCGGAAATATCAAGCCGGATAAAGAAAAATCCACAGAGAAGATTGACGGTGCGGTTGCCATGATCATGGCTCTTGACCGTGCAATCCGCTGTGGATGCGTTTCTGATGAGTCGGTTTATGATACGAGGGATATGCTGGTGTTATAGGTTTGATTATCTTTGCAAACTGGAATTTCTTGAATGGTCGGATATTCTCCGTTATGATCTTTTAAATATCCATTAATTTGATCTTGAGTAATATTCATATATGCAATTTGTGTGGAAACCTGCATTTCCTTATCTGTATAACTCATCTTCTCTAATCTCCTCCATTTTTTGATTAAATTCATCAATACTCATTTTCCAAATACCTTGCTCGGCACCTTGTGCCACTCGCTCATACTTTTCGTCCAGAAATCCAATTAGACTTGAATTACAAGAAAGGGAGGGATACTCGCTATAATATTCTTCTACAGTTTTCTCATCCTCCAGTAATATAAAATCAATCCTTAAATAATCAAGATTTGTATCAGAAACAATGCTTTGAATATAGGAATATAATTCCTCATTACTGCAACAATCTAAAAAATCAGAAGATAAATATAAAACAATTGTTGGATGAATGCTATATGCAGACATCTCATCATTGTATTCTTCAATTGTGATATTCGTATTCTTGATTTCTTTTTCTTTAAACGGAATGCTCGGAACATCTACATCAATGTAAAAATACAAATTGACATCGGCGAAGGTTTTTTCCACGATTTTCTTGTATTGGTCTCCAATGATCGATTGAATATAATCATCTTTTCCGCCACGTGTTTCAATCAGGCTATACACCTCAAACAATAAATCAGGATCATTTACTGGATATGCAATTGTTCGATGAGAATCCATGATAGTTTTCACTTCGAACTCTTCTCCATACTTTTCGTATAGCTGCTCTTTCGCAAATTTTGCTAAATCTTTACTGTCATAAATAACACAGCCTGTCAGCCAGATTGTATTTGTAAAAACAACAGCACATAAAGCTGCTATAGAAAAAAGATGATGAATGATGTTCTTTCTCACTCTTGCATTCTCACTTTCTGTAAAAATCACCGGAATTTTTGCGATGTAAATGGTTAATGCCCATCACATCAGCTGTATAGCATTTCATATTTTACTTTAGTATAAATGAGCATTTCCAGCGACTTGCACAAAAATATGTCATAATTTCACATGATAATCCCGTTTTTAATTGCAGAGAGAGCATAAATGGTTGGGAATTGTTGTGCAAAATGACGGTGCATGCTCATTTATAGTTATTGATAAATATTTTCATACTCATCAATTTCCATACAAATATTATCTTCTGCAATTTCATGCTCATAGACGATATATATATCATTAACTTTTTGAACAGCATATGAATACCAATAATACTTATTTCCTTTTAGTATTCTTTTACGTATTCCAATCTGCTTACCTTTTTCAAGTTTGAGATAGTTTGCATTCATCTTGTACTTTCACCACCATACCCCAGATATTAGAATTTACCAAATTAACAAAGCACGATTTATAGAGTTTCTACCCTACATTCTGTTTAGTTTAGTATATTATACCACACCCCAACCCTCAAAGTCAAGAAAGGAGTGATTCTTATGGGTATTTTTACAGGACTATTCAAGTCCAGAGATAAGCCGACCAACAGCTATGATTCGCCGCCCTACACATATTTCTTTGGACGAGCCAACAGCGGTAAATGTGTCACCGACAGAACAGCCTTACAGCATATTGCGGTTTATGCCTGTGTGCGTGTGCTGTCAGAAGCAATTGCACAGCTGCCGCTCCATGTGTACAAATACAATGAGAAAGGAAAAGAGCGAGTGCCACAGCACCCGCTTTACTTTTTACTCCACGATCAGCCAAATCCCGAAATGACATCATTTGTTTTCAGGGAAACCCTGATGTCCCATCTGCTTATCTACGGCAATGCCTATGCACAGATTATCCGAAACGGCAGAGGTGATGTTTTAGGATTATATCCCTTGATGCCTGACAAAATGAAAGTTGACCGTGATGAAAAGAACCGCTTGATATATATTTACAGTCGTTACGATGAAGCAAATCCAAATATGAAGGAACAGGGCGACATCATTCTTTATGCTGATGAAGTTTTGCATATTCCGGGTTTAGGATTCGACGGGGTGCGCCCAGATAGGGCATAGTGAGAAGTAGAAAGATGGTACTACCATGCAAGACAACGTATGAAATAACCTGTTTT